ATAGGCTCTCTTTTAGCAGCTTCCATAGCTCCTCTACTTTCATTTGTATAAACAAGTTTTCCATCTCTTTTAATAGCTGGATCATATGTTGTATAAGTTTTCCCAGTAGCATCTGTAACTGTTCTTGCTGTTGCTAATCCTTGAGATGATAAATATTCTCCTCTTGCAGCTTGGTATTCACTACCATACATTTGATTAGATACTGTTGAAGATGTAAATCCTTTTGTTACTACTTGACCAGCTGGTGTATTCATAATATTAGGTCCACTTATACCTAATTTTTCTTGAGCATATTTATCAGCTCTAATTCCTTGAACTACTGCATTTGTTTTTGCAGATTTGTTTGACATTCCACCTTTGCTAGATGAAGATGTTCCACCTTTACTACTCAATTTCTTTCCCTTCTGAATAAAATCCTCTGCCACCAGCTCTACTAAATAGAGATCTCATTCCAATGACTCCTTTAGCAAAACGAGATTTTCTTTTCTTTTCTTCAGCTTCTAATCTTTCTTTTTCTTCTTGTTCTTCCTTCATTTTTTTTTCTCTATCCAAACGAAGCTGTTTTTCTGACTCTGATTCTGTATATTTTGGTGTACCAAATAAACTTCCCATAGTTATAGATCTATTTCACGAAAATTTTGTTTTTTCAACGCACAATATAACTGATAAGGTGTAAATATCCACCATTTATTTAGACCTAATATTCGCTGAACATAAGATACACAGCTATGTTCTTTAATCCAAGAACCCATAAAGCTAGGAAACTTAGTCTTTCTAGGTTTAATTTCACCTTCTAGTACCTTTCCTTTTTTCATTTGAAACATTCTAAAAATTGTATCTATTTTATCTTCCGATACAGTTTCTAGCAGCAAATGACCAAAAATATATTCTAGTAATATCCAAACTTTATTCTCTGCATCATAGGTAATAACTCCACAATGCTTAAATCCCTTTTTAAAAAATTTAGTATCTCGGTGATAATCATTATTTTCGTAGAAATATACTAGATACCTAGTCTGTTTTGCCATACTGATTTCTTTTTTTTCTTTTGATTATCAAAAATATTCCAAGATCTTGTTTGAATAACTCGACTTGGTGTTGTTTTACCAGCCATTAACGATCTACCTTCTCCAGCACCTAGCATTAAATACTGTAAAGCGTCATGAACATGCGAATATCTGTTCTTCATAGGCTTTTCATCATAGCGATCTCCAGATGTTTGCAGTCGCCTATAGTGATAACCCCCATTAAACCCCTTTTTTAGATTGATACAGCTATAGTTTAGTAGGAAGCCAGCCTTTCCGTCTACCATTCTGTTTAAAGCAGCCTCTACAGCCTCTGTACGCAAAGCAACGTCATTGCTAGGAGCGGGAACTGCCTTTAATCCTTGTGATCTCAGGATTTGAAACGGAGTAGATTCGTCAGTCTGCGCCCTAAAATCTCCAGCGGGATCTCCATAGATCTCAATATCCTGTCCTCTAAACTTCTTGGCTATCTCTGTTTTTAATAATTCAGAGAATCTGGTAATACCCATATCAAAACAAACTAATTCATGGAGTATTAACCACCTTCCATCTACTAACTTCTGTCCGAATACAGCCGCTGGTGTCAATCCGAAGTCTATTCCTATAAAGATAGTATTGTTTAAAGGTTCAAGTGGTTCTTTAGAAAGGTGTGTTCCTTCATTCCAGCTAGGATAAACAGGTTTACCTTCTTCAATAGATCCTAGTTTATTCATTACATAAACATCAATCCAGCCTTTAGTCTTACCTTTGATAATATTAAGATAATATTTATCTGTTAGATTGGCTTTGTTCTCACACTTAGGATTATTCTCATAAGACTCTAGTTCTCCTTTACTATTTTTCTTCTCTAGCATAGCAGAAGGTTGTGTAAAGAACTCCCAATCATCAGGCTTGACTAACATTAAAGCTTCTTCTCTTGATAAATGTTCTGGAACAGGAACATCTCCAGCCATCACAGCCCACCAATGATCTTCTTCGGGTGCGTTAGTATCAGCTATCACACCATACCAACTAGGTCCACCATCTTTCATCGAAGGAAATCGACCTACACGCATGGTACAAGCATCAATAATACTCTTAGGTAATTCTCTGGCTTCGTTAATCCATATTCCTGTAAGTTCTAAGGATAGTAATTTCTTAACATCTTCTGGTCTATCTAGTGCTAAGAAGATAACTTCTAATTCTATATCTCCTACATGGATATGATGTGTATAAGGAACGGACCATGCAAAGTTTCCAAACTCCTGTTCAGGAAACCAGTCTAACCATGTCTTGATTGTTGTTGTTTTTAATTGGGGATTGGTATTTCTAATAACAGCCCAACGAGATTTTCTTTTTCCTGAACGATCAGGTTCTTGTTGTAAAGCTCTTTTGAATACTTCAATACAACAGGCAACAGATTTACCTGATCCAACAGGTCCTCTTAATCCTCGAAAGAATTTATTAGATCTGAGAAATGTCTTTAGGACCTCGCCATGAGGCTTGTAATTTAGTTCGGGCATCCTTTAGAGCTTCTTTATATGCTCGACGATCAGCTTTTCTCTGATCGAAGGACCTAGACTCTCTATCAGCTTGTCGCATTCCCTGTTGCTGATTGAACTTTCGGGAAGGAATTTTAAATGTACTTTTCTCACGATTTTTCTGAGTGCTTGTCTTTCTTCCCAACTTATTTGAAAGATCTTTCTGTTTTCCAAATTCACTTCCGAATCTATATTGTCGGTAGGCATGTAATAACTCCTTAAAAAATTTCCATTCTACATACACATTAGGATTTTCAAAGTCTTTTTTCAAGATGAGGATATCGGCTGATCCTTTCCAATTATCTAACTGAGCGAATCCAGCACCATTCTTTCTAGCCTTAACTTCAATGGTTGTGCCATCAAATAAATCATTAACATAAACATCATGGGGAAAGTCTTGGATTGCTCCCGACATAGGTTGTCGTCTAGCTTCAAAGCCTTCTGCTTCAAATAATTTAACGATTTCTCGTTCTACACGAGTTCCTTTGATCTTTGCTTTACTACTCAATTAACATTTCCAAGCTCTAAGAGCTAGTGCTTTCCTTGTCGGTCTACCTTTTTCATCTTTCATCGGACCTTTAACACCACTCATTCTAGCACAAAAGCTTTTCTTTCTTCCAGCATCTTTCTTTGTCTTTGGGTTAGGTGCGGGTGGTTTAAGATTAGCTCCTTCTGTTCTTTTAAAATGCTCTCTTCCTTTTGCATTTAATCCCCCTTTGGGGTTTTGGTACTTCTTCGCTACCATTACTTCTTCTTCTTAGGGAATCCAGCCTTCATATTAGCATATGCTGAAGGACTGATTGTACTATTCTTCTTTGACCTTGATATGCCTTTCTTCTTACGGGCATTAATATTGGCGTATAAACCTTTACTTGCCATATTTCTTTTTAGTCATTGTCATTTTCTTGCCTGACTTCTTTGCATCTTTCTTAGCAGCAGCCATTCCTTTGGCTGTGTAAGGGTATTTTTTTCCATTTACGTTTGGCATCTATTCTCCAATCTATTTATAGTGTTGCAACACTTGACGTTTTGTCTTAACCAGACGGGCTTAGCTTATAGCAGCTCTTTGTATACGTCAATGAAAACCTTATTGATTTCAAAAATATATACAATGCACACTAAATGTGGCTTGACATCAAAGCTGTTGTGTGGTTTTAGCACTAGATTTCTATAAGATATTAATTATATCAGCTGTATGAATAAACTAATCAAAGCGTTTGTTAATTTCTTTGAAGATCCAGATCGTGATGTTAAAGAATTTTTGCAAACAGAATACAAAGAAGGCTGGTACTGGGCTTATACCTATTACAAAGAAAGAGGTACTTTCCCTTCATCTCTCTCAATAAGAGTCTGATCCTAAGAATACTTCGTGTTCATCAGGCTCTGAGAGCCTTTTTTTCCTAAAAATATTATTGATCCATATAAGACGGATCCACTTTCCAATGGTCTGCACAGACAAAGTAATAATTCCCATGTTCTCCCTTTAAAGCGACTGTCCCCCACTGCCCACAGACGTAACATACCTTATACTTCCGTTGTTCCTCTCTGGACCAGTTCAGTATCTGTATCTGGTTATAGAGCTTTTTGGGACTTTGTTGTGTGTCAGACATGTATCACTATCAAACGCTCTGCGTTTTCAACCCCCCTACCCAATTACGTAAGATCAATGTTCACTTTCAGATCTCCCACGACTGAATGCTGAACCTTGTCGGGGGTGCGCAGTCCAACCCTGTCTAGGATATCTTTGCTAGCTTCAAGCTGAACATACTCTGACTTCGCGGAACTTGAGAGTTGCACGAGCTTGTGTGTTGCATGCACTGCGCTCAAACCCATTGTCTTTGCTATTTGGGACATCATGTACTTTTGTACTTTGGGGAGTCGTAGTGTCCGACTTGCATTAACTCTCCCTCCATCTTTCGTTGAATATCCAGCTTTTGTCGCCGCTTCTCTTATACTACAGCCTTCGGCTACGAGTGTATCGACAAGCGTCTTTTGCTTGGCTGTGAGTTCTGCTTGTGGATCTGGTAACTTGTTCACGCTATATATGTTAGTAGAGAGCTAAAATCCCGTTGTCAAGCATATAATGGTAATAACTTATTACTTTACTGTTATGTCGCTCCTCCCCCCTCTCCCCCCTCAAGGGGGGTAACAATGGCTCTCAGCCAGCTGGCTCGGCAAGGGTGAAATGTCGTCGCTTTCTACCCATGAGCTTCGCACCTATTTATTTTGCCTCGCTGTAGCTGTCTGAGAGAATCTCTCTCTCGAATATGCTCTATTCGCCTGTTACAAATCGTTGAGAGTGGCTACAGGTAAGGTCGGCGAACTATCAGAAAATCCCTTCACTTATCAATGCTCAAGCCTGTCGCACACTTCACACAGGTTGTCGCACCACAAGGGTGCAGACAACAAGTCGCTCGGTGCAACATCATTGGCGCACCGATAAGCTTGTGATTTTTGATGCAAGAGTAGGCATATTCGGAGATAGATGATTTATCTAGTTAGACTAGGTAAGAGATTCATCTAGATAAGAGAATATAGATATCAACATGATAAAAGAAAGGAAAAACATCATGGATATACAACAAAAGCGTGAGTATGTGTTAGACGGTATTCGTCAAGACACACTAAATGGACTGAAGCAAGAATATGCTTCTTTTATTAAATATGACGATTTATATAATTTCAGAATGGAATTACAATCTCATATATCTAAACTAGAATTTGGTTTAGAGGGTTTGTTAAAGAAGCTAGATGAGAAGCAAAGGCAACTCAAAGCCCATAAAGAAGCTAATGGTAATCATAATATAGATGTTGCCACTGCTAGCTTCCAATCCTTAGAGGTACTAGCTAATACCCTTACAAAGTTAGAGAATGACGTTGCTAACTTTGAGTATTCTATCGGTATTAAACAGCTTCGTATTCAAGCATCTAAGGACTTTTATCTTCAGGTCTTAGGTAAACCTTACCTAAAATATACATCCAAAAATGGTCCTGTTAGACAGATGAAATTTGCGGAAGCAGCAAATTGGTCAAAGAAAAACAGCCATTTGGTAGAGCCTGTGATTGAGGCGAGTCCCAACCATGTGCCTTTACCAGAAGGCATCTAATTTATAGAGATTTGTACCTTCCCGCTTCTGCGGGAAGGTAGCGTTTTTAAAAAAAACGCTCCAGAGGTTGAGCGAATGCCGAGCTAGCTCGGAGAAAGGTTAAAATGGAATATACAGTATTAACTAAACAACAGCATGAGGAATTATGCGACTTAGGGGGAACATATAGTGATCTCTATAAAGACTTATATGGTATGCGACCAAGAGGATTTTATCCCTCAACAGTCGAAGAATATAAATTAGAAATCAATAAAATAAGCGAGCAATTACGCATGGAAATTGAGTCAGAACGCAAAAGGAAAGAGAGGATTAAAAATAGAAAGCCTTATGTTAGTAGACCAATAAACTATCCATTTAAGGGACTAGATTTTATGATTTTGAAAGGAATAATAAACAAATGATTACATTTAAAGCAATAAATAAATATAGTGTTATTTACAATGGTAAGACAATAGACTATTATAAACTTACCTTTTTAAATGGTGATTTCAAGATCTTAACAGAAGAAGATTTTGATATATTAAAGCAAGAGGTAATGTGTGATGTCAAAGATAATATGTCCTGAATGTAATGGCGAATGCTATGTCGATGAAGAACCATGTCTAACCTGTGAAGGTGGATTCATGGAAGAAATAGGACCAGAAGATTACACATTAATCGAAGATCAATACACGAAAGGAGTGAATAATGATCTCATTTATAAGTAGGACTGCATCAACAGTCGCTAGAGGCTTAGCAACTACCGAGGCATATAAGTATGGTAAAGGTAGAGCAGTATGGTACTGGAGAGTGCTATTAAGCCCAGATTTCTCTAAGACTATGACTAACTTGTATAACTACAACAAAGTCGAGAGAGATTTAAATAACAATAACTTCGATCATACAATGAAGAAAGTGTTTCATATTAGTCCAGAAGGACATGTCTATGATGCTAGAACAGGTGATATTATCGGTAATGTTAATGAACCTAAAGGCAATAGATATAGATCTGATGCTAGTTATGATGCACAACCAGAAGGAGCAACTACATGAATGACGAACAAACCAAAGCATTTATTAAGTGGTCAGAAAGCATCTTAGATGCACTTCAAGCTACTAATAAACAACTCGAAATGCTTACCCAAAAGGTATTTGACTATCAAAAGTTCAATATAGCTATGGGTGCAAATGTGCTTAAACTGTTTACTGAACTATCTGATTCTACAGATTTATTTAGCGAAACAGAATTACAAGCAATCAAAGATATGCAAAGGAATATTGATGAGCAGAGTAAACGCACTAGCAATGGAAAAACAAATAGCTGACGAAGAACAGCTAGAATACACAAGAGAACGACTCGGTAGATTGACAGAAATATATGCACATCTAATCGAGTTACAGAAAGATAGATATAATTTCGACAAGAACACAACTCTAATGCTTCAAGTAATGAGAAAGCAAATAGATAATCTATGTAAAGTAGATGAACAAACTGTTGATCTTATTGAAATGGAATTAGGTGGAAGGGGTTGATCCCCTCCCACCACAGAAGGTCTATAATGTGTGATAGAAAGGAATATACATGATACCTACCGAAAGTAAACTGCACATAGCAGAAAACTGTAACATTGTCCCCAATATTCGTGAAATATATTATCACGATTTACAGAATGGTGATTGGGAACAGATTCCAGACAAAAAAGCGTTGTTTAATGATGACAAATATATCGCCACTATGAGCAATGCGAGTGCCGAGAATCTCAGGACTTATCCTGATTTTGTCGATATGTTGAATCAAGGTCTTATGGAATCTAATTCTCTAGACTTAGACAATGTAGAAGTACAAGATGATATCATTGACAATGGTGGTAAATTCAGTCGTTTAATTACCTTTAATGGTACGACTACTACCTTTGGAAAAGATACATTAAAGCTAAGATTATGGGCATGGACTGCCTACAATCTACGCTGGGCTGAACAATTTATATTTGGTCCAATTATTGTTTATTGTCTTAATGGTTGTATGAGAGCCGATTGGAAGATCAAAGGTATGTCAAAGAAAAATTGGAATACCAAAACTTCTATCGGTGCTTCTGATATATCCAGAGCATTAGACTCATTTAATCAATTCCCAGAGTGGTTTGAGATTATGGCTAGAAAACAAATTAAACAAGAAAATGTAAGATATTTGTTTGAGAATACATTAGCCCAGATAGATGATCCTATTCACCCTAGAGTGTCGGATTATGCTATGTCAGAACTATCTACTCATTGGGAAACTTACAAACGTAGATATGGTGTAAACATGTATGCTGTTTAT